CATGTCGTCCAGCAGCTCTGTGCAGAAGGTGGTGTTCATGGCTGGTGCTCAGCTCGGCAAGACGGAGGCGATCAACAACGTGGTCGGTTACATGATTGCTCACGCGCCAGGTCCCGCGATGTTTGTGCAGCCCACCATTGACATGGCTAAGCGTTTGAGCAAACAGCGGCTTGATAGCTTGATTCATGAGACTCCGTGTTTGGCAGACAAGGTCGCTCCGGCTAGGAGTCGTGATTCGGGCAATACCATGTTCTCAAAAGAATTTCCGGGTGGAATTTTGCTTTTAACTGGTGCAAATAGCGCAACTGGTCTTCGTTCAGCGCCTTGTCGGTGGGTCTTGCTGGATGAAGTTGATGCTTTCCCTGCTGATGTAGACGGAGAAGGCGATCCATGCGCGTTGGCTGAGCGTCGGGCGTCAACATTTTCTCGCAGGAAAATCATCCTTACTTCTACTCCTACTGTCAAGGATATGAGCAGGATAGAAACTGAATATCTTGCGAGTGATCAGCGCCGCTTCTTTGTCCCGTGTCCACATTGTGATCACATGCAGTGGTTGCAGTGGAAAAACATCCAGTGGCGTGATGCTGATCCTAAGACTGCTGCTTATGTTTGCGAATCATGCGGGACGCATATACAAGAGCATTACAAGAGTGAAATGTTGCGCCGTGGCGAATGGCGTTCTACTTCAACGTCAGAAGATCCGCGCACTGTTGGGTTTCACTTGTCATCGCTGTACTCACCGCTCGGTTGGAAGAGCTGGGAAGAAATCGTTACTGAATTTTTGCGTGCTAAGGCTGACGCACCGCTGCTAAAGACCTTTGTCAACACAGTGCTTGGCGAGACGTGGGAAGAGGAAGTTGGTGCAAGGCTTGGCGCTGATGGGTTGCGTGAACGTGCTGAGTTCTACCCTGCAGGCGAGATCCCAGATGGTGCGAGCATTGTTACTGCCGGTGTTGACGTGCAGGACAACCGCGTGGCGATTGGCATTTATGCGTGGGCGCAGGGCGAGGAATGCTGGCTAATCTCACACGCTGAGATTTACGGTGATCCTGCTGGCAAAAAACTGTGGGATCAAGTTGATGATGTAATTTTGCGCACTTACACAACAGCAAGCGGCAAGGAAGTGAAAATTAACGCAATCGGTGTTGACTCTGGCGGTCACTTTACGTCAGAAGTTTATGCCTATGCGCGTGAACGCATTAAACACAATGTGTTTGCATTGAAAGGCCAATCACAGCGCAATAAGCCTGCTATTGGTAAGCCGAGCAAGGTTGACATCAACTATCGCGGGCAAGTGCTCAAAAACTCCGCACAAGTTTACCCTGTTGGTGTTGACACCATAAAGAGCACGTTGTTTGGCCGCCTGAAGCACAACGAAGTTGGCGCAGGATACATCCACTTTCATGCAGAAGCTGGACAGGAGTATTTCAAACAGCTCACGTCAGAGCGACAGGTGGTGCGATACGTCAAAGGATTTGCAGTTCGTGAGTGGAAAAAGAAAGCAGGTGATCGCAACGAGGCTCTTGACTGCTTTGTCTACAGCTACGCCGCTTTGAACTTTCTTTATATGAGGTTTAACCGCAATACCATTTTTGAACAATTTGCTAAGGCTAAGGTCGTCAAGGATGACGCAAAGGTTGAAAAACCGGTAGAATCAGAATACCAACCGCTTCGTCGTCGGCGCGTTAGTCGGCCACGAGCATCATTCGTGACGAACTGGTGACCATCTCTGTTCCTGAAATTTTTTATGCAGGTGACACGGTCATTTTTGATGTACCTGCGTTTGCCGACTCAATTGGAACAAGAATTGACAGCGGAACCTATACGCTGACGTGGTACGCCAGGACAAACACCGTTTCTGAAGGTGCAACTATTGTCGGTGTTGCAGAATCAGACGGCTGGCGCATCACTGTTCCCAGCAGCACAACAAACGATTTTGACGCGGGCCTTTGGACTTGGCAGGCTATTGCAACCTACGGATCATTACAGTACACGGCTGGTCGTGGACAGTTTACGGTCAAAGCGACACTGGGATACACAGGAGACCCTGCTGCGTTTGATGATCGCTCGCGAGCTGAAATTGACCTTGAAAAAGTTGAAGCGGCTATACGGACCCTTGCCGAAGGCGGAGTAGTACAGGAATACACGATTGGGAACAGAAGCCTGAAGCGATATAAAATGAGTGAACTTCTGCAGTTGCGCGACACCTTGAAAGCTGAAGTTGACAGGGAGCGCCGCGCCGAGAAGATCCGCCAAGGTCTTGGCAACCCTGGTGTCACCCGCGTAAGGTTTATCTGATATGTGGCCCTTTACTCGCCGCAAGCGTCAACGTCGCAATTATGCGGGCGCATCGCTGAACCGTCTGACGAACGATTGGGTCAGTCAGGGTACAAGCGCTGACTCTGAGGTTAAGAACAGTCTGCGCATCCTGCGTAATCGGGCGCGTTCACTGGTCAGGGATTCTGACTTTGCCAAGTCCGCGTTGCGTGCGGTCACGAACAACGTTGTTGGGCAGGGCATAAAGCATCAGGCACAAGTTCGCATGATTCGTGGCGGCCGCCTTGATGAACGGCTGAACGGCGTCATTGAGCACGAATTCCGCAAATGGGGCAAAGCCAAGAACTGCCATGCAGGCGGCACCTTGAGCTGGAGCGATATTCAGCGCCTCTGTTTACGCAGCATGGTTGAAACGGGCGAAGTGTTCATTCGCTTCGTCAATCAAAGTTTTGGTGACTCGCGTGTGCCATTCGGCCTTGAAGTCATTGAGGCTGACCTGCTTGACGATGATTACACCGGCTTTGAAGACAACGGCAACCGTGTGCGGATGGGCGTTGAAATTGACAAGTGGTCGCGGCCTGTCGCATATCACTTCCTGACGTACCATCCTGGCGACTATCAATTCTCATACGGCAACATCGCGAAGAAGCGCCGCGTGCGTGTCCCTGCCGATGAGGTTATCCATCTCTACAGCACCGAGCGACCTGGCCAAACCCGTGGTGTATCGGCATTTGCATCGGCCATCATGCGCCTCAACAACCTGAAAGGTTACGAGGAAGCGGAGATTATCGCGGCTCGTGCCAGCTCAGCAATGATGGGATTTGTCCGCACACCGGATCAGGAGCTGTTTGAGGATGGCACGTTTGATGATCAGTCGGTGCTGGACTTCGCTCCTGGCAGCATCCGGCGTCTCGCTCCGGGTGAAGAAATGCAGTTCTTCTCACCTCAGAGGCCAGATGATGCTTTTACGCCTTTTGTTGCACAGATGTTGCGTGCCGTCGCGTCTGGCGTCGGGTGCAGTTACACGCAAGTAAGCAGCGATTTTTCACAATCAAACTATAGCTCGTCTCGTCTTGAGTTGATTGAGACTCGCGCACACTATCGCACTTTGCAGCAGTACATCATTGAGCGCCTGTGTCAGCCGGTGTACGAAAAATGGATGGATATGGCCGTGTTGGCCGGTGAGCTGCGCGTGCCTGCGTTTGACCTAGACCCTGACCGTTATTACGAATCAAAGTGGGTAGCACCTGCTGCTCAGTTTGTTGATCCGCAAAAGGAAGCGGAAGCCTATAAATCCTTGATCCGCAGTGGCATCATGACGTTGTCACAAGTTATTGCTTTGCACGGCGGTGACTTTGAAGAAACCATGAGGCAGAGACAGCATGAGCTTGCCACAATGGATGAGCTTGGGATTGTTTTGGATTCTGACCCTAGTGCAGTTGACAAGGCAGGCCAATCTCAAAACCCGCCGCCTGAAGAAACGGCTCACCCTGAAATCCACGAGGAGGAATCCTAATGGCCAACGTCAACGGCACTGAAATCAACCTGAAGCCGACTGGCGGGATGACGGAAGAAGCTGAGCGTTATCGGGCGTGGAAGAAGGAAGGCAAGGCAGGCGGCACTGATGATGCTGCGACTCGCGCGTCTCAAATTTTGTCAGGTGATGAGATGTCGCCCGACACAGTGATTACGATGTCAGCTTGGTTTGCTCGCCATGAAGTTGACAAAAAAGGCAAGGGATTTTCGTCTGGTGAGGAAGGCTACCCAAGTAAAGGCCGCGTTGCATGGGCCGCATGGGGCGGCGATGCCGGTAAGTCGTGGAGTGATTCTAAGGCTAATGCAATTAAGAATGCACGCGATCGTAAATATGATTCAATAGAAGAACAAATTGACGATGAGGAGAGCATGAATCGTGCTGAGCCTGATGCACTCAAAGTTGGTGACTTTGTTAGCTGGAGTTCTTCTGGCGGCACTGCTCGCGGACGCATTGTTCGTGTTGAGCGCGACGGGACAATTGATGTACCTGATTCGTCTTTTACCATTACTGGCACCGCAGAGGACCCTGCTGCGCTAATTACTTTGTATCGTGACGGTGAAGCCACTGATCGCAAGGTTGGCCACAAATTCAGCACTTTGACAAAGATTGCAGCAATTCGCATGTATGAAAACGCAAAACTTGTTCGTGCGCATAGCACTGAGTTTTACGCTGAGGACGACCGCACTGTTGAGTTTCCTTTTGCTTCTGAAGAGCCTGTTGAGCGTTACTTTGGCAGCGAAGTTTTGATGATGTCAGACGAGGCAATGGACCTGTCGCGTCTGAATGATGGTGCGCCGCTTCTTTATCAACATGATGCCGACAAGATTGTTGGTGTTGTTGAGCGTGCATACATTAAAGACAAGCGTGGCTATGCAAAAGTAAAACTTGCCAATAATGAACTTGGACGCGAAATGCAGGACCTGATTAAAGATCGCATTATTCGCAACGTAAGTTTTGGCTATAAAATCAACGATATGGAGGAAGATCGCACTACGTCTCCCACAACGTATCGCGCTACTTCCTACCAACCGTTTGAAATTTCGCTGGTGACCGTGCCAGCGGATCAAACTGTTGGCATTGGTCGCAGTTTCACTCACAATGAAACTGTATCTACGGCCTCAACCGTAAACACATCACCTTCTCCTGTCATGGAAGAACAAACTCCTGATTTGGAGCTTCTTCGTGCTGAGGCCGCTGAGGCCAAGGCTAAGGAAGTTTCTGAAATGCTTGCCCTTGGTAAGCGCACTAACAACGCCGAGCTTGCTGAAGAGTTCGTTATGAATTCACGCGGGCTTGACGAACTCCGCTCTGCTCTTATTGATCAAATGGGTTCTGAAATCAAGCCGGTGGACAACACCGCTGCTGAGATCGGGCTGTCTGAAAAGGAAGCTCGCTC